TGAGATGGAAACAAGAAAAAGAAAAGTTTCAACAACAATTAAAAGCGAATTTTTTTGCCTTAACAGAGAGATTTGCTTCGGCAAAACAAGAAATATTTGTTTTAACCACCCCGGAAAGAAGGGAAAAGCTGTATATTGATGCGTTTTTAGAACTTTTTGAGTCCGGCTACGCTCCACACATCGGTGACCCCGAGAGAATAGCAAACAAAAGATGTCGCAGGCTGTTTGTGACATTTCCTATCAATCATCTTGCGTGACTATTCAAATTTGTTTACTACGTTAAAAATGGAAAAATGAAACACAAAAAGGTTTTACAATGTGCTTGCTGTTAAAAGTATTTGTAAATACTTAAAATAATGATAATACATGTAAACAATGAGCATTCCCACACAAGAAGACACTGATATTACTATTGATATTTTAACAAATATTTATTTAAAAAATAATAAAGAACAATTGATGATTATTTGTTTGTTAACAATTATTTTTTCTTTGATTTTAATGAAATTAACCTTTATGATATGATCAACAACATAATAAATTATATGTTGTTGATATTATAATTTATTTTATCGTCGATGGGATTATATTGTCAGTTGAGATTATATTTTCTTTCTGTAATTTATAAATGAAATTTGAAAATAATTTAAATACTTTTGGACCCAAATACAAAAGACCTTGTTTTTCCACAAGTTTAAAAAAAAGCGTTAATGAAAATCAAAAATATTTATTAAATTTTTTTGAAAATTTTAATTATTTAAATAAAAATGAATCATTTAAATTTGGAAAAAATACACCACATTCAATAATAAGATTAACTCAAAAAGATTTTGATTTAGGCACGGTTAGAATTACTAAACCGGGCGTTTATGTATTAAATGAAAACATTGTTTTTAATCCAAATGAAGAAAATGATTTTTTTCCTACTCACGAACAAGTTAAATCAAATTTATACCCAATTGGTAGAGATGGACCTTATCATTTAGGGTTTTTCGCCGCGATTACTATAGAAACCGAAAATGTTATTTTAGATTTAAACGGTCATACAATCAAACAATCAATACTTCACAATTTACAACAAAGATTCTATTCGCATATTGAATTAGCAAATTCACCATTTATACCAAAACAAGGACCAGGGTCTTTTATTGCTTCAGATACATTTGTTTTTGCCGAAAATGTTTTAATTAAAAATGGGATATTAGCTAAATCGTCGCATCACGGTATACATGGCAATAGCATGAAAAACATAATATTAGATAATATCGAAATTACTGATTTTGAAGTTGCTGGAATCGCATTAAACGGAACCAAAAATGGCATTATAACAGATATTAATATTCACGATAGTTCAAAAAAAGTGCCTGTTTTATCTACTTACTCGGCAGCTCGTTTTATTAGAAATTTTCTTCCTTCTGTAAAAAAAAATCATAAAAATCCATTTATTACTATTCAGGGAGAAAAAATATATTATGACGATATTGTTAAAAATTTAAATGCTGTATTGGAAGAAACAAAAAATCATGTTCTTGAAAAAAATAATAATTTAATTGATAATTTATTTTTAAATAATAATAATATGTCAGATGGCAATGTTTATGGATTATTATTACACGTTAATGGTGTTGCCGTAAACGGGTTTAATACAATTCGTAATAATAATATGATAGGAAACGAAAATATTTTTTTACAAAATATCTCAATTAGCAATATATCATCCCATCCAATAGAAATAATAGGTATTAATAATAAAACAAAAACAAACGGAAACTATGGGAAAAACATGCAAGTTGGTTCTGCTGGTGAAGTAATAAGAATAAATGACATATTTTCCAAAGATGGCATGTATATACCTAACCAATTATCAAACGCACAAATGTTAATAGGAAAATATAATACCCCGAAAATCGGAACAACAAATATTTCATCTGAAATAATTGACGTTGTAGAAAGAAACCAAAATTTCAATAATCTTATAAAGGAAAACGTATTTTATTATATAGACGGTGCTGATTCAATGGCACATGTTATGAAAGGAAATATGGGGTTATTTGTCTCGTGTGGTATAAATATCATAGGAAATAATATTTTAATAAAAAATATTAGAAATGAAACAACAAACATCGGATTATCACAACTAATAAATGAAAATCAAAAAACACAAGGATCTACATGTAACGGTATATTAATGACAGGATCCGAAAAAATTTATTTTAGCAAATGCTGTATTGACAATATTTATAGTAATTTAGGAAATAAAGGAGTTCATGAAATATATAATATTAATAGTTTTGATATTAATATAAATAATAATTATATTTCAGTTAACAAATAAAATTTTAGAACATTTAGTAAAAAATTTATATTTATATATATTATAATGGTTAAATACTACGGAAGAGCCAAAATGAGAATTGGTGCTGTCAATACCAACCAGATATCATTCAACTTAAGTGGTACAGGAAGTTCGGTGGGAGCACGCGCGAGATACACTAAAAAACGCGTATGTAATAATTTAAAAGTATGCGGTAAAGTACATTACCAAGGAAGAATTTGGAGTAATAATCAGAAAAAGGACGGCAAATGTGGAAGTTGTCTTCCAGCAACTACTACGTGTCCTACAGCAGGAGGCGTGGGTCGCGTAAATGCACCTAGATTATTGTGTGGAAATTATTACAAAAAAAAGAATATGTAACAACACCGAATTACACCATAAAAACTTTAACATTATACAATTGATTTCCAAATAAAACTTTAGTCACGTGGATCGCAAGAAGACTTTGAATATAGAGTACCTCGAAAATGATATAGCTGTAAATTCAATGATGTTATATATGTTTATATAATTAATTAAATTACATAAACATAAAATAATTTATAAAACATATATGATTTCGTTACCCATTGAAGGAAAAAATAAATCAGAAATTATCAAAAAAAGCCCAAATGATAACAATATAATGACTATTTTACAAAAAGAAGATATGGTTAGAAAAGAAAAATATATAAAAGAAAAAAATTTAAATATAGAAAAAAATATTAATTGCTGTCCTAATAAAATATTATGTTGTTTTTGTAAATATTGTAAAAATAATTGTTCTAAGTGTTGTTGTAATTGTTATATATCTTACTATAGTTTTTTCGCTTTATCATTATTGATGTCCCTAAGTCTACACATTTTCGATGTTGGTTCTGATATTTTTGTTTTGGTTGATTTGTATAGTAAGGATATTTATTTCTTTTCTTGTTGTTTGGGAATTATTATACTTTCTTTTTTTGCGAGTTCAATATTATCTTGTTTCGGGCAAACACAACCAAACATACGACCCGGAGAACTTTTCAATAATAATGTCGCCGCAAAAAAACCAAAATGTAGAAGTTTCCTTGACTTAATTCTGGGTTTTTTTCAGTTAGGTATATTTGTTGAAGCTTATTACTCATTGAAAATTGGTGAAAAAACACATACATTTGTTTGGAGTAGAGTTTTGGAAGGGTTATTAGAAAGTTGTCCACAATCGTTATTTCAGCTTTTTATTGTATTAAAAAGCGCCGATACATTTACCATAACCAATATTGCCAGATATTATACTTCTATTGCTATTTCACTACTTAATCTTTCAATGGTACTTGTCACTTTTGAAATTTACAGATACGAATATGAAAGAAGAAAAGGTCATACGCCGATTCGCGAAATCCCAAAAATTACAATGTTTTCACCTTACGGATTAGTATTAACTTTATATAGACTTACTGAAATATCGTCTAGAATGGGATTGTTGGGTTGTATTGGTTATATGTACAATGGATACGCGATTTTAATTTCTTTGTTACTAGATTATATACTTTCTATTGTTTTAACATTTTTGTATATCCGTATAAAAGAAACACGGAGGTTTTCGTGTGGGAAAGCAGTATATTTATCATTTTCTAAAATTTTATTTTTACCCTCATACTGGAAACCATTTACAAGTAAATTACCAGGAAATACTGTAACAGAATATTATGAAGACATATTTCATTGGTTATCTAAATACATAAACAACGGTATTTTGTCAGCAATCTTAATTACAAAATTAATCAATGATACTAATAATTTATCTTTTAATGTTATTTCTATAACTAGTATTTCATGTTTTATATTAAATGTACCTCTTTTATACTTTGTTATCTTATGGAATAGAAAACATACATTTGTAAATGATTTCTTTTATATTCGAACTTGTTGGTGTCCTAAAAAACAACATTTAAATAAATTTAAACCTTTTGTTTGCTGTAAATGTTATGATTGTTGTAGTTTTTTTAAAAAAAGAGTTACATTGACCGCAAACCAAGTAACAGATACTTCATCAAAACCCGAAATTATTGTAGCAGAAGAACAAGAAGAAAAAATTGTTATTTAAAAGTTTTATAAAATAAAAATTTTAATTAATGATAATTATTTACATTAATTAATATATTTAATTATGCTTTTGAAGGTAACATATTTCTTTGAAAATGGCTTGTATCTTTCAAATTTTGCTGACCCCTATTTTTAAATTTGTTACATTCTTTATTATAAATTTTTTTATTTATATTTTTAATAGAATCACTGTGTAGTTTTAATTGTCTTTTTGTTAAAAAGACAATTATTGTTTTTTGAATATTATACCAAGATGTCTCCGGGCAAATTATAGCGCAAATCGGAGAGCTTTCATTGGGTAACCACCAGTTATAAGTTTTATGTAAAGAATATACTTCGATATCAATAAAATGTAAATGAGACGTATTGCGACTTGGAGAGCCATCATTATAATTTACTGAGTGACCGTTATTAAGTTCTAAATCTCTTAATTCCCAAAATGAACAACCATTATTCTCTACCTCTTCGATGATTTTACAGGGATAATCAAAATTACAAAAGTGAACATCAAATATATTTTCGTTGTTTCTTAATTTATTACCATATTGTGTAATAAATAAAAGATGATCAAATTCTATATCAAATGTGATAAAATATCTTTTATAAATAACATATCTAAATCTATTTTTTGTCTTTGTATTTCTTTTTTTAACAATAGTACCAATTTCATATGGCTGTAACATTTCGTCAATAGTTTGCTCTAAATCAATTAAATCATCATCACTATCCTCATCTTCTTCTTCTTGTCTTTTCCATTCAACATCTATATTTTCATTTTTGGTAATAATTTGGGTAAATGTTTTTCTACAAAG